GCCAAGACATCACTTATAAACTATTGATAGGCAATTCTCATGACCGCACGAAGGGCGACCATATCTTGCTGGGCAAGGTTATAAAGAATTGCACTATTGCTTGGGTCTTGAATGACGCCCTCTGTCAATAGTTTATAAGTGATGTCTTGGCGGAGAGCAAAGACCGCTGATTTGAAATCGCCAACGATGAACTGCACCGTATTAGAGAACGAGCCATTAACAACGCGCACCTTTTTAAGGGCTTGCAGGTCTGTTCCCGAAATTGGATCGCCATTGGTATCCGCGATTGTGCGGAATAAGGCATTGAGGTCAGCACCACCGATGATTGCATCGGGAATGTAGCCAGCACCCTCAACCAACGAAATGGCATTTAAGCCATTTGATAGGAACGAGGAACTGCCTTTACCGAACGAATAACCTTTGTCGATGGCTGCGGTTTTGATGTCATCGGGATAGGACGCTGGTTTGTTTGTGCCAAATAGAACAGCGCTATCAAACACACTACCAAATGCCTCGACTAATCTGGGTTTAACTTCTCCCCAAATATCGTATTCGGCATCATCTAATACTGATTCGGGAATTGGGATGATAACAGCAATTTCTTCGGCAGTAAGATATTTACTCGCCCAGACTTGCTCGCTATATTGTTTGACACCATTATCGCCATTTACCCAATAGGCGACAGGTAGAGCGGAAACAACCGCCATTTTTTGCACTTTGCTCGACATATTTGGCAAGCGTGTGAATAGTTGCATAGCGACCGATTGTTCGGCGACGCCACGCACGATGTCTTGTGATACTTCTAACGGAATTAGAGCATCGGCATCAGTTCTTGAAATAAAACTCATAATTGTAATCTCCTTTGATTAATTATTTTTGCGGAATGTCAACCCTTCTAACCGCTGCTCGTAAAGCATCATTGATGGCTTTGTTATCGGGTTTTGCTTTATCGCCGCCATTACCGATTGAAGTTTCGATGGTTTTTTTGACAATGGGTTTTTCGTTTTCCGCGACTTTTGCGAATTGCGGTTTGTCTTTAATGTAAGTTTTCACATTATTGACTAATTTGTCGTCATTAGCAATTTCGCCCTTTTCGACTTTGAACGCAATGTAATCAATAAACTCATCCTTGATTCCTGCTTCCACGAGTGCTTGTTTCAATGCTGTTTCTTTCTCTTTGGCTTGGTAGGTTTCGACTTGTTTTTTGACTTCCTCGTAATCTTTGGTGGCTTCGCGTAATTCTTTTAACTCGGCTTCGATTTTTGAGAACTTATCTTTTGCGACATAATTGCCACTCGATAAATCGGCTAACTTTTTGCCCGTCAAGAACGCGTCGACTTCCTCGATTGTGAGGTTTTCATGGTATGCGTTGCCCATGAGTGTTTTAAGATTATCCATCCCTTTTCTCCTTTGATTTAGTTTAGATTTCGGTTTACTCCGACATTAAGAAGCCCGTTTTTAATCGATGTCGGGACATCTACTAATTTTATAGTAATATACATTTAGAAATAAATAAACACTAATTTTTTAATCACTTTGCATTTCGCGTGCTTTCTTGGTTTCTTTGCGAATGTCATATCTCGCCCCCAAATCATCAGTGATCGCTTTGATGCTTTCTCGGTCATAGTCGCGCTTTAACTTGTTTGCATCAACGAACGATTTGGTCTTGTGTTGCCATTCACGCGTTTTGCTTTTCATTTTTTTTACTTCGGCAAGGTAGCGGTCATCTTTGGTTTCGTTATACATCTTTTCCATTTGGTTGGTTTTCTCTTTATACTTGCGAACGCCACGCTCTAAATATCGTTGCTGTTGCATTTTCTCATAGTTGCTACCTTTGTATGCACCTTTATCAAAGCCATATTGCTCGCTGACTTGCTTATCGCTTTTAGACATCGCGACATCGCTTGGCACTAAATGGAACTTGTGTCGGCAATTCGGTCGTGTCGTTAATTGATACATCGCTATTGCGTCTTGCATTGACATTAAGTGATTATCGCTGATATATCTTCTTGTGCGTTCATCAATGACGCTATCGGCATTGTAATACATCTTGCCTTGATATGGTGCGTGGTCTGGTGCTGAATCGCCATAACTATCGCACATATAAAAAACTTGATTTAACTTTGCACCACTTTCAATTTGAGCGTTTGTGATTTCTTGGTTTGCGGTGGTGCGGACATTCATTTCCATATATGATTTGAAGTTCATTTGCCGACCATTTTTATAAACAATTTTAAGCCCCTTATTAATGCCTTTTAGTGTTTGGCGCTTGATGACATCATATAACTTGTCGGGTGTTGCCAATGCACTGACAACCCTTACTGCTTGCGTATGCGTTTTAAGCGCGACATTCGCCATTTGAATAATGCTACCGATTGCCTCACGCTCGGCTTTGGCGATGACCTTTGCGTATGATTTTGGTATCGTGCCTTTAACTTCGGTTTTGGTGATTTCGATATTGTCGCCATCAATTTCTTTATATGCCAACAAATACACTTTACGGACTTGTCGAGCAACCTTTTCGGCTTCGTCTTTCGCCATCTTCAAAACTTCGGTGCGATACTTTGTCATGTTCGCTAATTGCTTGGCTTTCCATTGTTCGGGATCATTTACATATCTAAACAATTCTAATTGATTTCTAACGACAAAAACATTCTCACTTTTTGAGAAGTTATCGCCTAAAACATCGACTAAATCATCTATGCGCTGACTATTCATTCACAGCACACCCCTATATTAGTTATTGCTTGGATTATAAAAACCCGTTGCTTGTATATCTTCGGCGGTTATACCACCACTTTGATTATCAATCTTTTCTTGTAGTTCAGTAATCAATGTTTCCTTGTTCGGCTCATCGATATAAACCTGCTCGACAAATTGCCGAACGGTCATTGCACCTTGCATCAAAGCCGGCAAGAACTTATTAATGCGACTCGCCAATTCATCATCGCCAAAGTATTTATTAACATTCGCCCTTGCGGTTTTTTCATCTTCGCCAAACCATTTTACACGATATTCGATTTTGGACATCAAACCGCTTGCAACTTCCGTTCTATCACTTTGCTTTTGCGTTTCGGTATCTTCAATGATGCCATCTTCAAACTTGATGTCAAACAATGTATCGGCAAATCGCTTGTCAGTGTATTGATTATAAAGCCATGTGATTGTTTCAATTAAATCAAGGATACGATGGCGAAGTAATATTTCGTGGCGTCTAACATTCTGCGCGACATCGCTTTTTTCACTAATGACTTGTGTGGCGGTCATAACACGCCCTTTCTCAAACTTATATCTCTCGATGCCAAGCCCACATTTTAATGATAATGCGTTCCACTCGTCTTGAATGGCGGTTTGATGTTCGATGGCTCGAATGCTGCTATCTTGTATTTTAATTAATGGCTCGCCCTTATCGACCGCGTTGGGATTGTTTGGCAAATAATAATAGGTGGTATCATTTGGATCAAATGCAAACTCTAACTGTCCTGTTTCTTTATTTATCTTGCTTAACTCGTGACTAACATATACTCTTTTGCGACCAAGCACGAACTCGTTATGATAACTATCGACTTTGGTGTCGAGCGCTTTGAGTGTATCGATCGCATTGGCAAACACGCTAATCGGCAACGCACTATCGATTTCGAGGTTGTTAACAATGTTCGGGTGCAATAACGCAAATGTCGGTTTCGGGCAATCGAGCGGTATTTTGAAAACGGAATTGACGACCTTTGATTTGCTATTTACGGAAGCAACCGTAATATCATAATTGCCATTTTCATTAAGCAAGTGCAATGATACTTTGGTTTCGTTCGTGTTCTCATTGATGAAAGCACACTCGGTTATTAACTCGTTTTTAATGGTAATCGGCACAATACGCAATGCACTATGAACTGATAAATCAATGCTTTTGATACCTGTAAACAATAATTCAGTTTGCTTGGTTTCTTCATTAATAACTTCTTCGGCTTCTGCTTCAATATCGACCGCTAATGCACCGAGCGAGGTTGCGAAACCATACTCAACCGCTTTATTTGCTTTTGTCCAGAAGTCCATTTTCTCCAATTCGGCATCAAACGCTTCTTTGTCGGCGGTGATGATTTCGACTTCTTCATTCATTAAAAGCGATGCCCAATCTTCGCAAACCTTTTTTGCGCCTTGTGCTGATAACTTGCGTTGCTTGACATATTCAACGCCATTGAAGATTTTGTAAATGTGAAACGATGGCACTACACCTTGATACCATTTAGCCCATAAAGAAATATAACTGCTACTGCCCGCAATCTCGCCATGCTCTTTAATTAAGTCCTTAATCAGTTTCTCATAATTCATAACTTTAATTCTCCTTCGTTGGCAATAATGCACCGCGTTGCAAGTCAACTATATATCTTTCGTAAGCATATTCTAAACTATCTAATGTATCAATATCGGTCGAGCCATCATCCAGCCTCTCATCGTTCAGTGCTTTCGGATTCCACACCGCACTTTGCAAGGCATCAATCACATTTTTACAATGCGACAACACCCAAACGCGATTACTACCCAACAAACCAATCAATGTTCTAATTCGCTCATTTACGCTTTTCTTCAAAGCATAGCGGACATTGGTGCGGCAACCAGCTTTGATACACGCTAATGTGATACCGCGACCAAGCACAGGTTCGGCACTATCGTAATTGGTAAAAAATGCCTTACCATATTTATTGTAAACCATCGTTGCGAATTGTGTATATTGTAAGTTTAATTCATCGGGATCAACCATTGTGTTAATCGTTTGGCTTTCCAGGACGATCATATCGCGATAACCCA